AATTCGATGAAGAGTATCCAGATGAAGATGAAGAAGACGGAGAGGCGGAGGTAGACGATGAAGACGAGTAAGATATCAAAAGAGATTCCACGAAAAGTGGAACCTCAGATAAAAATCAATCGCAAAAAGACTTCAAAGGAAATCACAAACAGGATTCAAGAAATTGAATATGTAGATCCAGCAACTGGAGAAAGCGATAGCCTAGATATTACATTTTCAAATGCGGATAAGTCATTCATTCTTGGGAAGACATCCCCACAAAAAGGAGATAAAATATCAGCTCGCCTTTACCTGTTTAACTGGCAATACCTAGAAGAAAAAATCGATCTCTATCTCGGATCATTTACATTAGATGATGTATCGATATCTGGAAGGCCACTAATTGCAAAATACTCCGCTTTGTCGATTCCGTCAAAAACTTCATTCAAAAATACTCCGAGATCAAAAACGTGGAAATCAACAACGTTAAAAGCAATCGGAAGATCGATAGCTAAAAGATACGGTTTAGAATTTGTCTATGATTCCGGAGCTGTAATTAAGATCAAATCGATAAAACAAAGCAGCCAGAACGACTGTGAGTTTTTATATGTGCTTGCAAAGAAATACGGACAAGGCATGAAAGTGTACTGCGGGAAAATTATTATTTACAGCAAGGCAAAGTATGAAGCAAAAAAATCCCTAGTCACCTATAAAGAAACTGATCTAATTAGCTGGAGCTTTAATGACAGTATTTATAAGACTTACACCGGAGCAAAAATGAAGTATACAAATGCGAAAAGCAACAAAACGTATACTGCCAGTGTTGGTGGCGGAAGCAGAATACTCCATATCAATGAGAAAGCAGATAGCAAGGCAGATGCGAGACTCCAGGCAATCGCAAAGCTCAATGAAGAAAATGAGACAGCTACAACGATGGAAATTGAAGTCAAACCAAATCCAAAGTTAATCGCAACGGGAACACTCACGATCACAGATATGGGGCAGGTAAATGGTAAATATTTTATCAATAAGATCACACACACAGTCAATCGGAATGGTTACACAATGAAACTAGAAATCAGAAAAATACAAAAACGAATCAAAAAATAGGCAGGTGATAAAAGATGAACGAAGACATTGTTAAAATCGGCAGAGTGTCCAGCATTGATTACAAAACTGGAATGATTCAAGTTTTATATGAGGACATATCCGACGAAGATGATGTATCCGATTACCTCCCTTATATGACATTCAACAGGGAATATGCACCGCCAGAAATCGGTGCATATGTTGTTGTTTTTGGAATGAGCAATGGAACGTCAATGGGAATTGTTGGCCCAGGATTCTGGAACGAGGCCAATCAGCCACCGGAATCAGATCCTGATGTTTATCGAAAAGAATTTACAAAAAAATTAGGTGAGGCATTTATAAGATACGAAAAAGGAACTCTTGTAATTAATGCGGAAGAGATCATCTTAAAAACCAAATCTGGAAACGTAAATGTTTCAGATCTTATGAAGGCAGGTGATTCATAATGGCAACGATCGGGTCACTTGGTTCACTGATTACGTTCGAAGTCAGTGATAAAAAAATTCTTACATTTAAAGATCTTCAGGTGAATGCATCAGGAAGCTGGTCATATCACGACATCATATCTAAGAAGCCTCGATCAGAATTCAATGGGGCCGAACTAAAAGATTCAAGCTTCAGTATCGTCTTATCTGCAGAGCACGGTGTTAAACCACGAGAAACTTTGGATAAAATAGTAAAAGCGGTTGAATCTGGTACAGTTATGTCATTTACATTAGGCGGAAAGATCATAGGAAGTAACTGGATCATAAAATCGAATTCAGGAATGTATGACATTGTGATGAATAAAGGCGAAGTGGCCAAAGCTACTGTGAAAATAACTATTGAAGAATATGTCGTATCAGTTAGCAAAAAGGAAGCAAAAAAGCCAACTAAAACGACAATAACAAAAAAGAAAAGCTCAAAGAAAAAGAAGAGTGCGAGCAAAAAGAAAAAATATAAAGTGGGAGACATCGTGACATTCAACGGCGGGAAGCATTATGTAAGTAGCTGCAAAGGAGCGAGAGGATCAAAGGCAAAGGCTGGAAAAGCCAAAATTACGATCATTAATCATAATACACATCCGTACCATCTGATCAGAACAAGCGGAAGCAAATCAAATGTCTACGGATGGGTGAATGCCGGTTCGTTTAAATAAAACAGGGAGGAGGAGAATGATGGACATAGATTTTCAGAAAACTGGAAATAGCAGAATAGATACTTGCATGAAAATGCTAATTAGCATATATGAAGGGTCTGTGCCAGGAGAAAGGGGATTCGGAATCAGTTCGAATTGTCTTGATCTGCCGCCGGCACAGGCACAGAATGCATTCGCCCTCGATTTAAATGAAAAGGTGAAGGAATTCCTTCCTGGGTATGAAGTAGATAACGTCGAGGCTGATTTTTCTCCAATCGATGGGAAGATGCAGCTTCATGTAAAAATCAAGAAAGGAGGTGACGAATGATGCAGGAATTAAAAGATTTATATGATTTACCAGATGTTAGTTACATCGACAACATGACACTTGACGATGTACAGAATCAATTAATTGAAGACTACATGACTCGATACAAAGAAATTACTGGAGAAGATATCGTCATGATGAGAGCCGATCCCTATCGCTTAATGCTGCAGAGTATCGGTGTATTAATGTATCAGACACTTTTGTATGTTGATCGAGCTGGAAAGCAAGATTTACTTAAATATTCATACGGAGATTATCTCGAGAATCTGGCGGCATTGAAAGGCTTAAATAGAAATAGCGCGACATATTCAGCTACAATTATAAGATTCACATCGTCGGCACAAATCGACGAAGATATTACTATCCCACAGGGGACTAAGGTAACGAATGGCGATGTGTACTTTTCAACCAATGCGGCCGCTTTAATCAAAGCTGGGAGTTCTTACGTGGATGTGAGTGCAACTTGCAATACAGCTGGAGAAGCCGGAAATGGTTATGCGCCTGGAGAAATCAATGCATTGATGGATTCTATAAGATATATCGGGTCCGCGATGAATATCGTAACGACGGCAGGTGGAGCTGAAGAAGAAAGTGATGAAGATCTCGCAAGAAGAATTTATTTAGTACCAGCTGGGTACAGCACTGCTGGACCCGTTGACGCATACAAATATCATGCTCTTG